TGATGTTATCGGAAAGAAATCCGCGAGATTCGTTGTAAGTTCCGTTAGAGTATCCCAAGAAATTACCTGCGACCGTATATCCCTGTCCACAGTCGGCAATGATGTATGATGTGATTTGACCCGAATCGTTTCCGCTACGATCTACATTTGGTATAATTTGAGCGTAAGTCGAATTGGGAGCTGAATCATCAAGTACAATTCCGTTTACTGCTACCTTTGCGGTTGTATATCCCGATCCGTAAGATGTCGGATTGACCTGAGTGATTGCTCCATTTACAATAGCAGCAGCAGCGACGGCTCCAGATCCTGTTGCACCACCAACCGCAATATTTGCAGTCGAATATCCGGATCCGTAGGTCAACATCTGGATGTGCTTGATCACTCCACCGGCACAATATGCGATGGCAGCTGCACCAGATCCATTTCCAGTGATTGTTACCGTGGGACTGGCATATCCGCTACCACCAGCGGTAACCGTAACCGATGAAATAGCTCCGGCCACAATCTCGGCTGTTGCTGTCGCTAACGTAGTACTTGTGCCGGCAATTACAACCGTTGCATTTGTATATCCTGAGCCTCCATTCAGGACCTTAATAGACCGAACAATGCCTCCAGCTACATATAACTCTAAAACAGCGTTTGTTCCATCACCAGTGATACTTGCCGTGGGACATGGATATAGAGTTCCTCCGTTTGATACAGTGATTCGGCGAATTGCTCCATTTGATGTCGTTACCATCGCCTTCGCACCTGTACCATTACCGATCACTCCCAGGAGAGGAGCCGCAGAATAAACCGGCCGTTGAACATTAGACAGCCAGACGCCATCCGAGGCGATCAACATGTCCTTTCTGGGAAAATAGACTTCGGCGTTGTCCTGAAAGATGATCTTGAAGAATAACTCGATCGATTCTTTCGATCCACGGACATTGTAATATCTGGCAAGATTTTTATAAAGATTGACTCGATTTGCTACAGTGTTCTTTGGAATTACACTGGCGATTTCCTTCTGTATCAGGTCAAGGTAAGCAGCTTTGGTGACGTCGATGTCGCGGGCCTCGACCATCGAGTTGATCTCGGCACTCGGCTGACCTATTTCATTGATGTGAGTGTAGTAATCCTCCAGCAAATCAATTAATGCTTCTGCCGGCTCTCGTAGGTCGCTAGGAACAAGAGAATCGACGCGAATCGATTCTTTCGTCTTCTTACGAGTACTCGCGATTGTTTCGATCGAGTGAGGCATGGCCTTATTCGTGGCGTGGCACCGTTGTGTAATTTACCGCTCCGGAAGATCCGGATACAGCGATCGTATCGATCTCACCCGTAACCGTCGATGGTTCTAAATCTCCGCGGCCAGAAGGAATAGACAGCGCGATATCCAGAAGCTGATTTCTCTTCGGTGCCAGGTCGAAAGAATTCGGAAGAACCGTTAGGCGGATGATATCAGTCGTATCTGGTAGAAGCTTGTTGATAACAATTCGTCCAGATGCTGCATATAGTGTTCCTAGATTTGCAACTCTCACTTCGGCACCCGAAGATCTACGGCATAGGAAGATGTTACGATTGACAGAACCGGTTATGGGCGCATCTCGCAAATAATGTACCACCCCACCAATCTTAAATTCAGAAGATGTTAAAATTGACGAGGTAGAAGTCGACGCGTAGATTGGAGATGCGAATGTAATGTCAATGCTATTTGCAGTAACGTTCGAAGGAGTGATATCCTTGAACATATAAACTCGGGTCACGGAATTAAGAATAGCCTTATCGACAGAATCAATCTCTGCCAGAAGCTTGGAGTAACGAAACACGCCGTCGAATCTCTGTAGATACGTCTGGGCATATGTCTGCAGGCGGTTTCGAACCATTCCTTCTAATGCAATCTTTGTGTTATCGGTAAGGTTTGGATTATACTTGAAGAATACGTCCAGCTTGATATATGTAAAGTCGGGGTCAACAATCGTCGGGGTGATTGAAACAATGTTTTTGTTCTCGATCGCTGTGATGATATTGTTCTTTTCAGCTGCATTCAGAGCAGCGGCACCTGTCGGCTTAATAGCAATATACACTTTACCGTAGTCAGGTTCGGTATTCTTCTCGCCACCCCAAACTGAGATCGAATCGATGTTACCAAACTCACGGATGATGAGCGAGCGATAGTCATCTGCGGTGACTGCGCGATTCTGCGATAGATATGTCAGAGGTGCATTGTATCGAATCGACTCGATCGTCTCACGATCAGCTCCGCCAAATGTCGAAGTGGCACCGGTCGCATATGACACAGCTATACTACCTCCACTAAATGATCCGATCGAATCAAGTGCAGTAAATGCTCCGCGGCAGTTATTGGCCTCAGCCCCTTGAGTGTAGATGTACTCTACCTCTACGATGTTGTCATTAATTGGCTTCTCACCAAGGATTCCGTCACCGAAGAAAATTTCAAATTTACCACTGGCATTTTCTTGAATGAAGTAAACGAGCGATTCGGCAGTAATACCGGAAAGGCTTGAAAAGCGAGTATAGACCTGGTAATCATCGGAATCTTGGTTTGTCTTGACTCGGACACGAATTGTGGAAGTATCTACATTTGCCTCAGGTATAATGAATTTCTGATTCTCGATTGAGTTATCAACCAGATAAAGCATGCGCTTCAACACACCTTGTTTTGTCGTTACTCCAGAAAAAACATACTTATTCGAGCTGTTCTTCGAAGCAGTTGCAGCCTCCAGCGTCAAGAACACATAAGGTGATCCGCTTATTGGAGAGGCCGTCTGAAAGCGAGTACCGCGCTCCATTGTCAGCGTAGCTGGGGAAACGCCTGTTCCAGCAACAGTCACATTCAGCTTTGCGCTAGATGCCTGCACTGAACGTGGTACATATCCAAGAGTCTTTGCATGGGATACAACGTTTCCTCGGATCTGAGCGGAATCTAGAAAGGACTCATTGATACTAAAGTGAGCCACCATCGCATTGTAGTGCGTATTGTAGGCCAGAATGTCCAGCAGCACAGACAGATTTGATCCATCGAAATCAAAGTCGTTATATTTTGACTGTGATTTAAAGTGATCCTTGATCGAATCCTTGATCTTTTGAAAGTCTAGTTCTGTGACGTCGAATTGGGCCATTGTCGTAAAAGGTTATCGAACTCTCTGGAGATAAAATGAAATGTCTACTTCCTGGTTCAGAGATATAACCCTAAATCCCAGGTCGACCATGTAACGGTTGTTCTCTGATTCATCCTTGACCTCAATGGTGATAGAATCAATACGAGGTTCGTTTTTCCTGAGAACGTCAACGATGGACTTCCTCAGTACTGCTATTGAAATTCTGTCTGCAGGTTCAAATAGCAGACCTTTGATAGCTGATCCTAGGTTTGGTTGGAATGGTCTCTCTCCGAAGGAAGTAAGAACTAGGTTCTTGACCGCAGCTTTTACTGCATCAATGTCTTTTAAGGGGGCGATGTCGTTTGTTACATCACGAGCCAGTGATACATCCAGGTCAGAATACGGCTTTCGCTGAGAAACGACTGCTGATTTTCGTCCCAGTATATTCCTATCGCTTGCTACAAGGATTCCGGCCATGGTTTGTTATTTATAGACAAATTACGAGGTATTATTTTTGTACCGGTAGTAGTCCTTTGCGACCTCAGAATTGGGTGTAAGGATAGTATTGACTTTTTCTAGCCATGGCTTGATATCTTCCATATATTGGTAAACGGATCTATCTGTTAGGCTCTCGACCTTCATCGCAAAATATTCGCTAGTAGTTAGCGCTCCAGAATCTTGAGATACTTCCTGTAGTCTAATATCATAGTATTTTGCAACCTGCGTGGATACTTCACCTGCCGCATTTGTCTTAAGCTTAGCCTGTTCTAAGGTTTTAAATACCTCCGGTTTGTTATCAGTTCCACTGAAAATAGAAACAGAAGCCCGTGCACTTTTGTATTCATCGGATAGCCGTATTGCAGCCTCTTCATCACATGCTTCAGTTACCTTCTTCGAGAGCGGAATTGTTACTTGCTGACGGTATGGCTGACGGATTAACTCATCAAACTGAGTTTCTACTTCCGATGGAACAACTCCGGAGTTCCCCTGAGAAACTTCCTGAGAATTATCAACCACGGTTTCCTCGGCAGGCTCGGCTTCTGCAGGAGCAGCATTTGGTGTAGGAGATTCTTTGGCCTCCTGCACTGTTGCGCCGGTAGACGGATCCATCTTTACGTTGGGAACATCCTTACAGAAGTCCAGGGCATCAGCGATTCCACTTGTAGTTTTTGCTACGAGCGCATCTAGCTCTGCCACCTTGCCTTTCCACTTCTCCTTGAATGCTGCAATCTTTGCGGCATCTGCTCCTACAAGTGCAGCGAGTTCTGACTGAAACGAATCAAGGTTTGTGACCTTTGCCTGGAGAGCGGATATCTTTGATGTGATAGCAGATACCTGAGAAGCTAGACCACCTAGCGCACTTTTCTTGTTTGCAAGTTGAGCCTTGATCTGATCGCGAATTGCGTTAACCGCATCAAGCGCCGGATTCTTTCCACAAAGTAATGACATGGCAGATTATGGTATTGGCAGTGCCGTAGTAGAGAGTCCGGACATGACTCCTGCATGACGGTGCGTAGTGAGCTTGATGTTATTCGATCCAGCCTCGACCTCCACGGTCGCATCCACAGTTCCAGTGACGTTCACATTGTTGGCGATGTTGGTGACAGCTGCGCTGATATCCTGGTTACCGTCCACCGTGATCTTCATCGCGGCCAGAGACTCGAACTCAATGTTTTCTTTGGATGTCAGGTAAAGATGACCAGATGATGATGTTTCGTGGTGACCTCCAGAAAATTCTTGATGCTTGCCAACAACGATGAGACCGTTGTTTCCGGCCACAGTCAGGTCGCTGTTACCAGCAATCGTTTGCACCTTGTTTCCGTCTACTGTGATGACTGTATTACCACCGACGCGTTCGATCTTGTTGCTTGTGACGTTCGTGGCCCATTCTTTGCCGATCTCGGTCTGTTCGGACTGGCCAATCTTTGACTGTCTGGATCCCTTGATGTACTCGGTCTTGTTTCCCTCGACCTCTAGGTGATAGTTCCCTTTTACAAGTTGCTTTAGATCTCCGTCTACCGTGATATTACAGGATCCCATGATGTAGATGTTATCCGACTCAAAGACGACCGTGTATCGATTTCCAACGACGGTCGTAGTAATGTTACCGGTAGCATCAATCTCACGATATGTGCCTGAAGTATGCATCTCAGAGATACGTTCAAATCCAGGAGTGTCATCGACCTCAAATACATGTCCAGATTTTGTTTCTGTCGCTCGATTGTTTGGATAAACCGGAGCGACTACTTGATCGACCTCAAGATTACTCCATGACTGTCTGGTATAGTACGAATCAGGTTCGTCGACTGCTACGCTGCTGACTTTTGGAGGAACGGCAGTTTCAATGTTTTGTGAACGTAGATCATTCCTTCTAATATACGAAGATGCCTGAGAGTATTCGTTAGTTGATTGTTTTGGTATATCTGGACTACCAAGACTCTCCAGCCTCGGATATTGACCTGATGGATCAGAAAATCCTCGATCTTTATCTGGAGCAACAGGCATAGATGCAATCGTACCAAGAATCAGCGGATCTTGCGCCGATGGGCCGTCACGAAAGAATCCTACGACCCATGAACCAGGTAATATGCCGGTCGGCGATGTTCCAATTCCACCCATTGCAGCAGATGTGACTGGTTGAACCACAAATGCCCATGGGAGATCCTTTGTTTCGATCTGACTCTTATCCTCCGTGTGATAGCCAAAGCATCGTACGCGCACTCTGCCCATCTGCATGGGATCGCTGATATCTTCAATGACCCCGGTGAACCAGGCAAAAGATTTCGATAGTAGTTGGTCCTGTGATGTCGCGTTCATGATGTAAATGGTGTCACTGGTGACGTATCGCGTTTTACCTTCATGTCAATAAAGTATTCCTCGGCAAAATTATGGACGACCGATGCAGTCACGTAGTTTCCAGAAAGATAGTCATCAACCTGATTGTTATCGGAGGAATGTGAATTTTTCTTCGTTGGACCCGGATCAATTGCTGGAGGGATTCTCAACGAAACAACCTTTCCACAGTTAAGCTCTAGATCTCCATTCAAAACAATGGTATGCTGCTGTGTATCTAGCGTCTCCAGCTGAGACTGGGCATAGTTTATGATGCCTCTGGATGTCGGAGCATGATAGTTTCCAACATTTGAGAATGCAGCGGAATTGATAGGTATGTAGTTAATCTTGGTCCTATCGTATGAATTGATGTATTTCTGGTTGTCGATTTCAAAGTTAGGAGCCACGAACGGATACGCCTCCATCGTAGGAAACCTCGAGATGTTTTCTAGATAATCAAACTTAAATGCCGAGGCAGTCTTTGTGGCAATGTCAATGTACTCGCTACGAGAAGCAAAGGCTCCGTTCATTCCCTGGGCCGGCTTCGAGAGACTAAGATCAGAATTGATGCTCAGGATGCGTAGCGCTCTTTCTTCGTATGCCTCCTCTGGATCACGATTGATGTCGTATTCAAAAAACTTTGCGTCTCGATATTCTTTGTACGGATCCTGTCTGACGATATCCGCCTGAGATTTGAGGTGTATCTTCCCATCCAATGTCTGGTAAAGATAGAACGGACTTCCTTCCTGGGTAAAGGCTCTACGAAGCGCCCAATGCATGGCATCGATCGGCTCCATGTTCGGAACGATGAATGCAGCAGTTCCAGTTGTATCAGATCCTAATTCTAGATTGTCGTAGCCAAGATCATTACGAAAAACGCTCTGGATGAAATCAGATATTTTACCGTTGAATGCCCTAGAGATCTTCTTGAACTTTGAGACGAATGCATGATCGGATATTCCACCGATACGATACACCTGAACATTGTTGCTGTATTTCGCAAATACCGGATACTCAGTCACTCGAAACCACAGACTGATGTTCTGAGATGTACCATTCGGTAAGGTTCGGTCAAGTACAACATAGATCCATTCATGACCGGTAAGAGCTGCCTGCTCCATGAAATTGCCATCATCACGTATTCCGATATTCAGGGTGAGAGTCGACCGATATATGCTCTCCGTGATGGTAAAGTCGGCAACGATCCTCTTGATGTCGTATTCCTTCCCTGCATGATTTCTGATTA